ATCTCTTGCTTTTGATTGCGGTTTTATTCCTGTTCCAATAGAGTTACTTACTATCGTATCAATTATATTTGCAGCGTAAGGATTTTTTCTTACCATATCCCGAGAGCGGCTACGTAAGTGCCCAAGGCTCTGAGAAAGTAAATTATTTATGCTTCCCGCTTCTCCTTGCCAATATATTACCCTTCTTCCTGAGCCTGACGCATCCCAGGCTGAACTTTTGATTTTTGGCTTACTAAATAGTTGTTTGAAATTTCTCAGCATCATACTAACCAAAATTCTCTTAATTCTTTCAAAGTTCCGTTAAATTTATTTCTGTCACATTTTCCGATTCCTTCTACTTCATGTGGCTCTGGACTTGTTTTACCGTCAGTATATTGCCATAAAATCCAATCATTCCAGCCTTTTGGTAATGTGAGCTCTTTTCTCCAGCTTGCTATCCATAATGGACATTTTGTCAAAGTTGGCGTGGCAAAATCCTTAAGAAAATAGCTACTGCCATAAATTAGGGGTAATCTTCCTGTTACTTCTTCAACTCTCTTTACAAATTCCTCAGCTTGCTTAACTGTAATATTTTTGCCACTTTTGTTTTCTTCAATATCCAGCGCAAGTATGGTATTTTTGCTTTCGCCTACCGTTTTTAGAAAATGATCAGCTTGATTTTTGCCGTTTCCTTCTGTGCCAAAATGATATGCTCCCCAGAGTAATCCTTCTTCTTCAGCTTTCTTTCTTCTCTTCGCATACTTTGAATCCACATATTTTAGTCCTTGTGTTGCCTTGTGAATTACTCCAACTATACCATTCTCTTTGTCTAGCTTAAAATTCACATTTTCTTGCCAATGTGACAAATCTATTATTCCATTTACTGAACTCTCTCTATTCTCCCATAGTTTTATGAAAGTTTTTAATTGCTCTAAAAATTCAGAATATTCCTCTTTTACAACTTTTCTCAGAAAATTTTCCCTCATATAACTCCTTTATTTGTTGCAAAAATAATCTTTCGTTTAGGCTTCATTCCAGCAATCTTTAGTTCACCTTTGATGCGTTGTCTGAGGCTGAGCAAATCATTTATCTGAACTTCAGCATATCTCACCACATGGTCACCATATGCAATTGATACTACTCTCTCTCCGCTTTGCAGTTTCTTTATCGCTTCTTCGACTTGAATTAAATAATCTTCGTTATACATTCTCCAACCACTTACTCTGTCTTACTTTTTTAGATTTTTTGCTTTCTGGTTTTTCACTTAAACTATTCCATTTACTCTCTGGCCAACGATCAATTCCTAAAGCAATAGATGCTGCTCTTGCGTAAATTCGGCAATCTAGTACTTCATTTCTTTCTCTTACCTTTTGCCACTCTTGTTTGGTGTATCCTTTTACTACCTTGCTGACTAATTGCTCTGCCGTTAGCTGCTTAAAATATTCAGGTGCATACTCAGGAAAATGACAGTATCCTGCTGGAGCTTCTTCACCGTCCTTTAAAACATTAAGTAATTGAAAAAGTTCTGACTTTAAAATCGATACTCCCACTGGCCAGAGCTTTATTCCTCTTTTTAGCTTTTGACCACCAACTGTTATATCAACTCTACTTGGACTGCTAAGTGGTACTAGTGCTTTATTTACACCTTTTACTGCCATTACTCTTCCAGAGCCTTGATGACCTCTTACCCAATTGTATACTTCTTGTGTCGCATACCCAGCATCAACCGCCATCATACTTATCATGTATTCAAGACCATTTTCACCGATAAAATGATGACTCAGAAGCTCAGAGAGTTTTCCCCATACTTCTCCACTTCCTGTATCTCCTTCAAATACTCGGTAGTCTATTGACCAACTTTCACGACTTTTTCCCCATGCTACAACTTCTACTTCTAAACGATCTTTTTGGACATCTACTCCTGCTGTGAGAACTACTTCACCTTTTGGTACTGTGCCAATCTGAAAAAATTCTCTTCTGTTAAATAATTGCTTCCAGTCTGGTACTTCTCCCTTATCTACCCAGGTTTCTCCAAGCGTTGTGTTGATCCAAACTTTCAGTAATTGTTCACTTTCCTTTGCATGCAGAAAATCCTCTACTGCTTGTTGCCAACTATACCACCCAACTGGGCTATAAAGACTTGAAAGGTGAAATCCTATTACTTTGCTATTGTGTACTTGATTTGTAGCTCTCCATTCTCCACGGTCTAGCATCTCTGTCTTTTGATGATTTTCTATTTTGCCGCTACATTCAGTACAGACATAATGTGCTGTTCTTGAGTCGTTGTTCTCCCATTTTATTTGTGACCATTTCAGAACTTGATAGTAATTACAATGTGGACATGGTACAAAAAAGTATCTCTTATCTGTTGCTTCAAATTCCTTCTCAATTCTCATGAATCGTTGGTGTTGATACTAAAAAAATCTTTCTCCGTGCAAATGTATTAGTTCGGGCTATGCTGAGTAAAACTGGATCTCCTTCTCCTCCTGAATCTCCTGGGTAGGCATCTATTTCATCAAGAAAGAGATATTTTACTGGCATAGATCTCAGTCCTACACTACTATTCGCTCCAGTTATTACTACTATTCCACCTGGAAACTCCTTACTTTGTACAGTATTCCCTGAATCTCTTGACCTTGGGTCTTTTACTTTACTTTTTAAACATGGTGTACTCTCTATTAACGGTGCAAATCTTCCCTTTGACCAACGTTTTCCCATTTCAACTGTTGGCTGTACTACCAGCATTGGACCAGGGGTTTGATCGATGATATAGCCTATCCAATTGTTACCAGCTTCTGTTCCCCCAATCTGCGCTCCTTTCATGAATACCACTTTTTCTACTGGCGAGGAGGGTGATAGAGAGTCCATGATTTCTTTAAGGTATGGCGTTCTCTCTGTTCTCCATTTACCTGGCTCTGATGCTGCAGTTGCTGCTAAAACTCGATACTCATTTGCCCACTCTGATACTTTAAGCTGGGGATCTGGCTTTAATCCTGAACAAAAACTGGCACTGTAGATCATTATGCTCCACTCAAACAACTGTTGTGTAAACTTTCTACTTCAACACTATCAATTTCTGATCTAACACTTTCTGTGCCTCTTTGCCCTTCTAATTCCATAAGCATCTTTTTCTGAAATTCCTTTTCTATATATCTTTTGCTCATCTCACTTATCATTATTGCTATAACAAGCGCAAATACCCCTGTTATTGTTGCAAAAATGATTGCACTACTTATTGTTGTTGTTATCAACCCTATATATACTGCTACTGCTATTGCGCTGACTGTAGTATAGATGCAGATAATATTATTATGTTTTTTCATCCTTTTATCTGCTATTTCTCTCTGTGCTATATATTTATTATGAAGGGTTGGAAAATTAATAACGGTATCTCTGCAGAGCAAAGACCCATTTTTTTCAGTAAACAAAACTTTAAGTAACTCTAAATTGTTTGATTTGATTGCTAAGTGCAAAACAGGTGTATAATTTGCTCCTTTTTTCAGCAATAACTTTACTACATGTAAATGCCCTTTTTCTGCAGCAAGGTAAACCGGCGGTAGATTTTTATTATTTGAAATATCAATATCAATTTCTTCTTTTAAGATAGACTCTACAAGCTCAATTTCTCCCGTTTGTACAGCTAAATGGAGTAGACTATTCTTTTCAGAACCGTATTTACTACTCATCAAAGCCTTCTTTATCTCAGGTTTAGCGTAATCAAATGGTGTCTTGCCGCTATCGTCTTTTACCAATGGATCTATATCTTCTCGCGTTAGTAAAACTTCTATTGTTTTAAGTCTTTCAGCGTAATGTAGTGGCGTTTTATTTTCGTAGTCTTGCAAATTGACTTGAGCATTAGGCTCCTTTATTAAGCATTTGAGAATATCAAGACATAAGTCTCTTTCATCGTAATTAGTATTACTTACGGCTATATGAACAGGTGACAATTTCATTGAGTTTTGCCCTATGCGCGCGCTATTTACATCTGCTCCAAGCTTTAGCAGTAACTTTACTATCTCCAATTTTTTGTTATTAACTGCATAGTGCATTGGTGTCTGATTCCGTGCATCAAAGACATCAATTTCAGCATTTCCTTCTTTCACTAAAATTTTGACAACATTTTCATGTCCTATTCCTGCTGCTAGATGTAATGGCGTATGATGCAAAGTATTTCGTGCATTAACGTCAATACCTTTTCCTATCAAATATCTAACTGCATTAACTTCACCTATCATTGCAGCCAAATGAAGTAAGCTATCTTGTTCTGATCCGTATTTGTTATTAATGAGCGCTTGTAATATTTCTGCTTTTTTCCCTTCTTTGGCGTAATCAAGAACCATCATTATCTTCTACAAAAGGATTGATATTCTTTTTTGTGAGTAGCAGATCTACCATGCTTAATTCGTCAAACTCTATAGCGCAATGTAGTGGTGTCTTTCCATTTAATCCTCTAACATTAACATCTAATCCAGGTTGATTGATGAGACACTTTATTAACTCTAAACTTAAGTTAGCAGACATTATTTAAAACTTAATATTAGATAATTCTTGTAATGAGTTTGTAATCTCTTCAGTTAGCGCCATATGAATCTTTTCAGTGTCACTCAGTGATGCAAGTAGTGCTGAAACTCTATTTGGAATATTAAGCAAATTATTACGGACAACTCTTGCTACGTTAAATGCATCGCGCTTTACTTCCTCTAATGCTACAAGTTCACCAATCTCAGCTTTTGCCTTTGCCTCCAATAATCTACCCCGCTCCATTTCATTTTTTATTCGCGTTTTTAGCAACATTGTAGAAAGGTTACTTGTATTTTCGTTTTCTGGATTTTTCCTCCTAAGTGGCTGACTTGGATCTCTTATTGCTGCCACCGCTTCATTTGCTTGTTCTCTATTGATCAAACCATCCTCCAACTTAACTATTCCTTTTTTTACTAAATAACAGACATATTGCTTTGATACTCCTATCTCTCTTGCCCATTCTGTTTGTGTAATTTTCACTTTTTTCCTACTGTTTTTCTTCTTGAATTTCTGCAAAAGTTTTACCAGTACCAGAAAGAATTGCCTCCCTACCTGTGTATATTTGCCAACGTTTTATGGTTACATCTACAAATTTTGAATCTAGCTCTATTGTTCTACAGATTCTTCCTGTTCTCTCACATGCAATCAGCGTACTTCCAGAACCGCTAAATGGATCAAGTACAACATCTCCTGGTCTACTACTATTAACTATTGCTCTCTCCATTAGCTCTACTGGCTTCATTGTTGGATGTAGTGTATTGTGCGTTGGCTTATCATAAAACCATAGATCACTTTGATTTCTACCGCCATACCACTCACGTTTATTGCCGCTTTTCCACCCATAGAGCATTGATTCGTATTGTCTTTGATAATCAGATCTTCCTAGTGTAAAATGATTCTTTGCCCAAATGATAAATGTTGACCATTTCCCTCCCGCTTCCTCAAATGCTTTTTGCAACGTTGAAAACTCTGATGATGATATGCAAATGTAAATTGCACCTTTCGTATATGCTAAAATATGGGAACAGATATCGTAGAGAAAAAGTTCGTACTTTTCACCTTGATTATCGTTTAATATTTTTTTCTCTTCTCTCTCCTGACTGCTACCGTAATCAACGTTATATGGAGGATCACATACGGTAATATCTGCCATTTTATTATCTAATACCGCTTTATATGATTCAACTAAAGAGCTATCACCACAATAGATTCGATGATCACCTAAAATCCATAGATCAGCTGGTTTTGTTATTTCTACCTTTTTGTCATCAACAACTAAGTCAGAAAGGTCTTCTTTTTCACCATCAAAATCATCGAGAAACCGTTGAACTTTTTCCAATTCAAATCCAGTCATTTTAAGATCAAATTGTAAATCTTCTAATTCTTGAATTTCCACCTTCAAAAGATCATCATCCCACTTTGCCCAATTAGCTGATTGATTGGCAAGTAACCGAAAAGCTTTAGTTTGTGGTTCATTTAAATTATCACTTAAAACCACAGGAATACTTTCTATACCAAGTTTTCTTGCTGCTTTAAGTCTTAAATGACCATCAACCACAGTGCCATCGCTTTTTGCAACTATTGGTATACGAAAGCCAAATTCCCTGATTGAAGCACACATTCTATTTACTACGTCATCATTTTTACGTGGATTACGCTCATATTCGACCAGATTTTGAGTAGGATAGTAGTGGATTGCTAAATTCATATAATTGCTATACTAATTAAAAAGTTAATATTTAAAATATGTCTGACGCTAAAGAAGGCCTGGGGTCAGCATCACCAAACCCGCCAGTATGGACGAAAGGACCCACTTTTTATGGATTTTTCATCTTATTAATATCTTTACTAAAATCCATAACATAGAACATCAAAGCTAAAGCATCTGCTTGATTATCATCTTGAGGTGAAAAACTTTTTTCACGTATCGCTTCAATAACTTCACTTTTACTTGCATTGCCTTTACCTGCTATGAAGCGTTTGATAGTTTTAACATTAACACCTTTGTATGGCACATGATGTTCTTCACACCAAGCAGACAGCACTGCAAGAAACCCACCGTAGCAATGGGCTGCATCAGTTCCTAGATGTCTTCTCACTTCTTCAAAATACACTGCAGTGAACTCATGTTTCAAAGAATTAAGCCAATTACGAAAGTTTAAGAAGCACATTCCGCCTCCACTGAAACGACTACCATGAAAGCTTTTGCTTCCACTTTCAATTACTCCATCTGTAAGAATTGCCCAGCCCGTTTGTTTGCCGAGGTCCAGTGTTAGGATTGACATTTATTTGAAACTTTTGTGTTTGAAGCGCGTAGAGGTAAACTCACCTCATTGAAACAATGCCCTTCTATAATATATATACCGGATTTCTCACTACTTTTTCCGGGATTTTCTGAAAAAAAGTTAAAATAATTTTTAATCACAAAAAATGAAGAGACTGTAGAAAAAAAGGTTTTCATATTGCCTTTTCTGTTGTTTTTTTGGCATTTTGTAGTGATTTATGTTAGATTACTTGAGTTTATTTAGGCTAAAATATATATAATGTCTATTTACGGGAGAACATGGTGGGGTAAGAAATGGCTTCAATCTTTCAGTGAAGTTGATTACGATAACCGCCTTTCACGTGGTAGAACTTATGCTAATACTGGTCGAGCTTTTGGTATTCAAATCAACGGCAATACAATTACAGCCAAAGTTAGTGGTTCAAGACCTCATCCATATAAAGTTAAAATAACACTCAATGAATTAAATTCATCAGCTATCCGTTGTATTATTGAAAATTCTCCCTCTATATTACCTAAATTAATAAATAAACAATTACCAACACTTTTGTTTGATAAACTTAACGACTCAGGTATTAAATTATTTCCTTCGAATTGGGAAGAAATGAACGCAAGTTGCAATTGTCCTGATTGGGCTATGCCTTGTAAACATATTGCTGCTGTAATTTATCTTATTGCTGCAGAAATTGATAAAAACCCTTTCGTAATTTTCAATATTCATAATTGTGACTTGTTGTCGCTGATTGATGATTTTGGAAATGGAAAATTAGAAAACATTCAAAGTATTCTAAAAATTAATGATCTATTTAAATCGTCTTCTAAAGTTAAAGTATATGACCAAGTAAACTTAAATGATATTGATCTATCGACTATTCCTAACCTTGCTAGCTGTATCGAAAATATCTTGACGAATAATCCACTCTTTTTTGAAAAAAATTTTCACAGTATTCTGCAAACAGCTTACAAGCATTGGCAAAAATATCCTACGGGGAAATCAGATTATTCTTTCTACTCTTCCAAGAAAAAGCTATCGGAAGAAGAATTGTTTACTACCAAATGGGGAAGTATTGAACACTGGCAAACATTTCAATTATTTATCGATGACCAATACCAACTTATTCAAGTAAGCAATGGTATAGCTAATTCATTTGTGCTCAGCGAAAGTGTTTCGAGGAATATAGCACAATTTTTAAACGATATTCCTATTTCATTACTGCACAAGCTTAATCCTGAACTTCGTTTCATGCATATAATTTCACAGTTTGCACGTATGCTCATGGAAAAATCAGCGCTAGTACCACAAATACTACAAAATAAAAGAGAAGAATTTATAATTAGGTGGATCCCTGCGTTATTTAATGAATCAGTCAAAGAAATTCATAGAAAAATATCATCTATGTGTCCACCTCTACTAATTCAATATCAGAAAACTTCTATAGATCCTGAAGAACAGGTTAATATTGCAGTTTCTTTAATCCTTTTGGGATACATGGCAAATAATTTTCCTGCAGCACTTGATAAATATAGAGAAAAGAATACCTTTCCTTCATCAATGGACAAGTATAGAGACAAGCACATCTTTGCATTATTTTTTACTGGATCAGCATACAAGTTTAGTGAGTTTAGCAACAGAGAAATACCTCAATCAATTAATCTCTGGTTATCACGACTTTATTTAACAGATAAACCATACAAACTTTACTTAATGGTAAAAGATTATTATGAAAGATTTGAGCTTGATATACAGGTATCTTTAGATGATGGAAAATCGATAATAAAGCTGAAAAAAGCATTGTCTAACTGCAGCACAAAACTGAGCATTTTATCTGATATGGGAATGCTGTCCGAATACATACCTGAGCTAGAAAGATCGATTGACGACAGCAGTAGATTACTGTTTAGCTTAGATGATTTTGCACCATTGTTTTTAAATATCTTGCCGGTGTTAAAAGCAATTGGCGTTATAGTTATCTTACCAAAATCACTGGAAAAAATCCTAAAGCCAAAGTTGAGTCTTAATTTATCTGCTAAAGGCAAAATTGAAGAAGATCGGAAAAGTTTCTTAACGCTTGAGAAATTATTGAAGTTTGATTGGAAAATAGCGATAGGTGATAAAGAGATAAGCATTACAGAATTTAAAAAGCTACTGAAAGATTCTCGTGGACTTATAAAGATTATAGACCAATATGTGCTTTTGGATGATAAGGAGGTAGAAGCTCTACTGAAAAAATTTGATAAGTTACCTGAACACTTGAGTCAAGCAGAGCTGATGCAAGCTGCTTTAGGAGGTGAACTAGATGGAGCAAAGGTAGGACTTGATCAGCAGATTAAAAGCCTATTTGAAAAGCTTAACACTTATGTACCTGTTGATGTACCAAGTAACCTAACAGCACAGTTACGTCCATATCAAAAACGTGGATTTAGTTGGCTTGTGCAGAACATAGAGACGGGATTTGGTAGTATAATTGCTGATGACATGGGTCTTGGCAAAACACTACAAGTTATTGCAGCCATTTTATACTGTAAGAATGCAGGATTTTTAGATGAAGATAAAGTCTTGATAGTAGCACCAACAAGCATATTAAGCAATTGGCAACGAGAGATGGAACGTTTTGCACCAGAATTAAAGCTTTTTATCTATCATGGACAAAATCGAGAATTGGCAAATGATTATGATGTAGCTCTCACATCCTATGGTCTTGCGCGTCGTGATAAAAAAGAGCTTAACAGAGTAGGATGGTTTTTGCTCGTGATTGATGAAGCCCAAAATATAAAGAATCCCCACAGTGAACAGAGTAAAGCTATAAAAGCTATTGCAGCAAAAAATAAAATAGCAATGAGTGGTACACCTGTTGAAAATAGGCTACTAGAGTATTGGAGTATTTTTGATTTTACTAATAAATATTACCTTGGTACTCCTAAGGAATTTAAAACTCATTTTGCAACACCAATTGAAAAAGCGAGAGACAAAGTTTGTCTAGAAAGGTTCATGAAAGTTACTCATCCCTTTATGCTACGTAGGGTAAAAAGTGATAAAAGCATTATAGAGGATCTACCAGATAAAATTGAAAATAATCGTTATTGTTCTCTAACTCCAGAGCAAACAGCACTTTATCAAGAAGTAGTTAACACAACTATGAAAAAGATAGAAAGGAGTGAAGGAATTGAACGTAAGGGTCTAATTCTTAAGCTTATCAATGCTTTAAAGCAAGTTTGTAACCATCCATCGCATTTTGGCAAGAAAAAGCGTGCAAGTATTGAACAGTCAGGAAAGATGCAGATGCTAGAAGAGATATTGATAGGAATTAGTGAGCTTGCAGAAAAATCATTGATATTTACTCAATACACTGAAATGGGTGAGATTATAGCTAGGCTACTTGAAGAAAAGTTTGAATCAAAAGTGCCATTTTTGCATGGAAGTTTATCCCGTAAAGCACGAGACAAAATGGTTAATGATTTTGAAAACTCATTTCGATCAAATATTCTCATAGTATCTTTAAAAGCTGGTGGAACAGGGCTTAATTTAACAGCAGCAAACCATGTAATACATTACGATTTATGGTGGAATCCAGCAGTGGAAGCACAAGCAACAGATAGAGCGTACCGTATTGGACAAGAACGTAATGTTATGGTGTACAGGCTACTTTCAACAGGTACTTTTGAAGAGCGTATTGATGAGATGATTCAAAGCAAGAAAGAGTTAGCAAACTTAACTATAAGTAGCGGTGAAAGTTGGATTACAGAATTTAGCAATAATCAATTGAAAGATTTGATCAATATAAGAAATGCTGTATAAAAAACAAGTTCAGCTATCCACTTCTTATCTTAAAAATGTAAAAAAACAACATTTGGCCTGCTAACACATATCTTATCGCATTCGGACTATTATAAGAAAGGCTATACAGAGTATGAATCTGATTTTGATGAATTAATTAAAGCAGGTGAGAAAATAACTACAACAAAGACCAGCTTGTAGTTGAGTTATCTGTGTTTGACATCTTGTCTACCACCTTTTGTTTTAATTTCAAGGGGGGTGACCCACCCTTTAGAAAGCCCTATCTGCCAATAAATAGTGAAAACATAAATCTTTGTCTCCATTGTACGCGATGAAATTGGAGACGTAAATAAATAAATTTAGATCTTTATCTCCATTTTAAGCAGTTTACGAGCTCCATAGCTTATGTTTATGGCAAAACTTTTTTTCTTTAACTTCACCTACAATTTATTTATAGAGATTATCTAAAATAACCAGCTTTTATTGCACCGATTTAAAAGATCGTCCACTTTTTTTGAAAAAATATTTTACAATAAATAAAAAACATGATAGAATAAAATGAGGTTTTTTGTAGTAAGTAAAAGTTTAAGGTAAAAGATAATTTACAAATGCCTCATAATCGAGTTTTGAGCTACCTTACATGAGTAACTTAGGTTCTGGTTGTACAATTGTACCCTGAAGTCGTAGAATCTTTTTAAAACGCTATTATCAGCTATCTTGTCTTTTGTAAGCATTTATCTTTTTTAGGTTATCCAAAATGCAATAGTAGATTTTTCATATTTTTGTCTCTGTGTTGTATTTTTATTTAGGGCGATCTGATTCATTAAGTTTTTTGAAAATGGAAAAGTAACATCTTATAGGTATTAAATGGATAAAAATGCAGAATTTCAATGGTTTAAGTGTATTATATTTCTATTTCTTTATTTTGAAATTTTGCTGGAAAACTCAGAACGGCTTTTTACTCCTTAAAACCTTACTTTGAAGAATAGGCCACAGTAGTAGATTAGGCATTTACCATAAAAATGTTACCTTTAGCTATTTTTAAAGGCTATTAAAGTTTAGTGATACCTTTAATTATCTTACAATAACTCGGTTTATGTCTACTAATATCATGAAATGCAGCTGGTCCACCTGTATGCATAAGTAGTTAGAGTAGGTTATAGGTGGCTTTAAAAAACCGGTTAGTTGCCACTTGAGTTTATTTTTTAAATGACTTTTATATTTCGGTTAAAAATTTAAATGGACGGTATATTAGCCTTTTTGAAAACCATTTCAGTTGAGCACCGCGGAACTTCTCTTAAGGTTTATATTATAATAAACTTATTACAGTTCATGTTTTTTTGCTTAACTTGTTATTTAAAAATTAAAAAAGTAATAAATTAAACACTTAAGCGCGTTAATAATATTTAGGTAGGTATTATGAAAGGTACATATCCTATATGTTCTATTATTATATATTATTATTTATTATATATATAATATATAAGGTTTTACCTGAAACTGGGCTACACTCAAAAACCCTCTATAATCCTAGCTTTTAAAGCAATTAAGAAGTTTTTTTGAATTTCAAACTTAAATTACTCTTAACCCTTTAATATAGCCGGGTTTTTTCCTTTTAGGAGATTTCATTTTCCAATCTAAAATGGCTTAAACTGCCAAAAATCTATGTAATCTCGAATCTAAAGTACTTAATTCACAAGTAATTATTATGAATACCTTTACCAATATAGCGTTTTGTGGCTACTTCTTATAGACTCTCCCCTGAGTATATTGTAAACACGTTAAGCTCTATTAAAGTTTAATAGAAAAATCGTAATGAAAAAAATTTTAGAGCAAATCATATTTCAGACTGCATTTCTAGTATATATCTGTTATGGAGGAGAAAAAAGGATGGCTTATTTGGTTATTCTCATAAGCAAAGTATAGTATATTTTGCAACATAATGCAGATGCAACTTATAGGCGGCCTTTTTGTTTAAAGTTAAAATGAAATTAAATTTTGTAATTTTTTTGAGGAGTGTAAGTTGAGAGCAGAGTTAAATTTTCAATACCACCATTTACCTCTACAGAAGAGAACTTTTTTAGTGTTGCCTATATATTTTTGTAGTTTTTCGGACGAATTTGAAATTGAACGTATATATATACTACAGGGGCATATGAAAGATAAGAGAACGGAGTTGTGCAAAATTCTTAAAAAAAAGTGAACAGTTTTTGTAATTTTGTTGAACTTACTATAGTAAGACCTAGCAAACCTAGTCTTCTGAATTGCAAATATTTGGAGTAAATATGGACAGTGTCAACTTACGCTTGAAAAAAAATTTCTCTACCCTTCCGGAAAAACATGTGAGAAATCCGGTATTACTATAGTAAAAGGTACAGAGACATCTCTCTACCTATTTATGACTGTATTTTAAATTACCAGCCTTTAAGAACATCATCGTTAGCAGAAAAAAAGACATTTTGTCAACAAACATAGCTTATTTTAACAGGAGAAAACAATATGCATGACAAGCAAGCTTTATTTGAAAGAGCAGCAGAAGTAAAAGCAGAACTACTCTCAAGAATAGAATCATCTTTATCCTACTTATTACCAAATGGTACTTTCCACGGTGGTAAGTTCTATGTTGGTAATATTAGAGGAGATAAAGGGAAAAGTTTAGTAGTAGAAACAAGAGGAGAAAGAGCCGGATTATGGCACGATTTTGCTACTGGTGAAGGCGGAGATATACTTAATCTCTGGTGGGATGTTACTAGTCAGACTAAGTTTCTTGATACCATAGAAGATATAGAAAAATGGCTTGGTCACTCAACAAACCATAAAGAAGAATTTTCAGAACGTTTAATAGCATGTTGGGACTATCATGATGAAAATAATCAAGTAATAGCTAAAATTTACCGTTATGATAGCACTTCAGGGAAAAAACGATATAGCTGTTTTGATGTAAAAAACTCAAGTAGTACTGCTCCAGATCCAAGGCCTTTGTACAATGTTCCAGATATAATTAAATCCGATAAAATTGTTTTTGTTGAAGGTGAAAAGTGTGCTGAAGCTTTAATAAGCAATGATATAACAGCCACAACAATGATGTTTGGAGCAAATTCACCTGTGGATAAAACAGATTGGGCTCCGCTAAAAGGTAAACACATAACCATATGGCCAGACAACGATAGTTCAGGTCAGAAATATGCTGAAAATGTTGCAAAGAAGCTTTTAGATATAGGCGTTGCATCGCTTTCTATTCTTAAAATTCCACAAGATAAACCAAAAGCTTGGGATGCTGCTGATTGTATTAAAGAAGGAGTAGACGTCGAAAGATTTTTAACCTCAACTGTTTCTCTCCCATATACAAAAAACGTTACTTAATTTCCTGTATTGCAGTACCTAAATGACAAATCACCAATGCCAGAAGACATAATTGCTCCTAGAGTTTTAACTCCTAGTGGTCTTTTAGTTTTTGCTGGCGCGCCTAAAGTGGGAAAAAGTGACTTTCTTATTTCTTGGCTTTTTCATATGGCATCTGGAATTCCATTTTTTGATATGGTGCCAAAAAGGCCCTTAAGAATCTTCTACCTTCAGACTGAAATCGGTTACCACTATATGCGTGAACGGCTGCAACAGATGAAACTTAGTGAAGAGCTTATTAAACTTGCTGCAAACAATTTAGTTATTACACCACAGACTAAGCTGCTTTTAAATGAAAATGGCATTAAAGATATCGTAACTGAAGCAGAAAGAAACTTTGACCTAAACACCATTGATATCATAGCGGTAGATCCATTGCGTAACGTTTTTGATGCTGATGAATACGGTAACGAAAATGATAATAATGCCATGATTTTCTTTCTCCAGGAGAGAGTTGAAAAACTTCGTTCTCTAATCAATCCAGATGCTGGAGTTATTCTTGTGCACCATACAAAGAAAATGCAAAAGAAACTATTAGAAGAAGATCCATTTCAAAGTTTTAGTGGCGCTAGCAGCTTACGAGGATTCTATACCACTGGAATGATCATGTTTAGGCCTGATGAGAAGAACAGCTATCGTCAACTGATGTTTGAGTTGCGTAATGGAAATTCTGTTATGCCAAAATTTGTTGATAAAGTTAATGGTCATTGGTACGAAGTTGACGCTGAGTCACAAAGGTTAATAAATAAAGACTATGGTGAAAAACTAGATGCCGAACGTTCTCGTAGATATGACATCATCTTGGACTTAATATTTGCAGAAGGACGTAAGGGTCATGCTTATACAATTAATCAGTTTTGTCAGGTATTTGAAAATAAAGAAGGTCTTGGCAGTACACATTCTATTCGTGATCGTCTCGATGTTCTTGCTACCAAAGGCTACGTTAAATTCAACAAAGAAGGCAAAAACGCTGCAAGAAACAAATACGGAGTACTTTGTGTTGAAGGTATGGAATTTGGGCAAAAAATATTTAATCCAGAGAAAAACAAAAAGGTTACAGTCTATCACAGGTTACTACCCACACACTACAAGTCACCACACTATGGCAGCGTAATTCCTGTAGAAAATCCAAATACTTGGGTTTATCACAATTAACACTTTAATCATTTCTTAATTAGAGGGGGAAAATATGCGTGCGCCAAGCAAAGTGCGTAAAGTCCAGTTGGTGAAAATCCAACCCAGGCAAAGCCTAGCCAGCAGGCTGGAACAAACCACTATG